TATAGATCGGTGGCCACACCTTTAATGAGTGTCACATTAGGCATTGATGGTACTCCCTGATTAGTTACTAACCATAATACAACAATGGAGCCCTAGGGCTCCACTTCTATCAAATCGCCCGAGGCGATCATGTGATGGACGAAAGGAACGTCCGGTACTTCAACCGGGGCACCATCCGGGTCAATGCGATATGTCTCGCCCTTCCCGTACCCCATCACCGTGACGATCCGCCGTGTGGCTTTAACCAGCATTAGCCGTTACCGCGTCAATCTCGGCGCGCAGACGCTTCGCTGACCAGCGTTTGCTGACTTCAATACCCAGCAGCGCACACTGTGACAGCAATGCGGCCTTGTCCTCGCCAGTGTCGTCGTCTTGGTCGTCTTGTGCGGCTTCCGGTTCACCTTCGACAGACAGTTCGCCCGTTGCGACGGCGCCTTGTACCAGACCGCAGTCAACGGCTTCCTTCGGTACGTTCAGCAGGACTTCACCAGGTGGCAGCAAACCGTCCAGATCGTTCATAAAGGGAATGATGTAGGCGCGTTTCGATGTGTTGCGAATTGATTGCATGATGTGCGTTTCCTCTCATTGGTTTGACGTGCTTGTTAAGCGTATCACAGTCGGTCGGAATAAAAAGCCCTCCGAAGAGGGCTTGGTCGTTACACGGAGGAATTAAAACGCATCCAGATAGATGGCTGACAGCGGATAACGGAACTCGGTGCCGGAAATCTTGTACTCTGCCGGGACGGTGATGCCCAGACCGTGCAACTGTGGAGCCAGCAGACGGAAGGGGATCGGCTTGGCCAGGGCCAGGTTGCGATCATTCTTCTCGTAAATGACCACGCGGTCCTTGGCACCAGCACCTTCACCAGCCGCGATACGCTCGGCGGATGACAGTTGGAAACGTACCTCGATGCGGATCGGCTGACCGGTTTGCAGCGTGGCGGCGTTGTTCAACTGGAAGTGTTCCATCACGGTGCGATCGGTATAACCACTCATCAGTTTGCCGTTCATCAGCTTCCACAGATCCGGGAACATCAGGACGGTGTTTGGAATGTGGAAATACTTGGACAGCTTCATAACCGTGAAAATCGGGTCATTCACCGCGTCGAACAACTCTTGACCAGTCATAGAGCTGTAAGCCTTGGTCGGGCTGGTGGTAGTCACGTTCGAGTTGTTGAACAGACCGGCCATACCGCGAGCCGAGTCGCCGAAATACGCGACGCGCTGGGAATGTTCTTCCGACCCACGGTACGCCAGTTCGGACTGCATCGAGTCTATCGGCATGTTCTGGGCGCTGGTGGTGCGCAACTCGTCCAGGCTGTAATGACATTCAACGCCCGCATAACCCAGCTCAACCTTATGCAGTTGTGCGGATTGAGCGACACGCGGCAGATCGGAAGCGTTGGCGCCAATGAACTTGCCCAGGGTGACGCCGTCATAGGAACGATAGTTCCAGTGGGTGGCATATTCCGGGATATCAGTGGCGAGACCGATGTCCTTCAGGTAGGTGATGTCGGCATACGGCACGGCATACAGACGGGTTTCCAGACCAGCCAACTGGCTGATATAGAACGCGGCGCCACCGTCGGCATCGGTCACCATTTCCGGTACTTGAACCTGGCGAGCGTCACCGATGTACTTGGTCAGCCACGGGTTGCCCGCCAGAGTTTTTTCGTCAATTGTTACAATCTTCGGCATGGTCATTAACCCCCAACCACGAGTGACAGTTTAGCCAGGTTGCCGGTAGTCGCACCGGTCAGGAACTTGGCACCAGTAATCGCAACGGCGTCGTTCGCGCCGGCGGTCTTCTTGAAGTCGCCAGGGTTGGTCGCGTTGATGATCAGACAAGCGGCATCGCCAGGGACGACGGTTTCGCGCACAGTTACCCAGATGGTGCCAGCGGTCAGTACGCTGAAATCCTTGGCTGGTACTGCCCCGAACGTGTCGCCGGTGTTGTAGGCGCGGTTCAGTTCACGGACGGCCACACCGACGAACATCGCGGCGGTAGTGGTCGCGGCAGCAATGGTGCCGATGCCGGTCTCGGTGTTGTTGGTGGTATCACGCACCACACCTTTACCGTATGGGACGGTGACGGCGGTTATGTTGGTCTTGGTCACGATATTCGAGACCTGATCGTCTGCGACCATACCGGCAAACGCATTGCCGTGGTTCAGACCGTAGCCGGTTGATGTAATTGCCATCGGTTAAACTCCTGCTTTGCCGGATTGACGGAGGATCGCTTCCTGTGCGCGGCTCATCACCGGTGCGGCAGGTTGGGCGGGTTGGTTCACACCGGCAGCATCCTGGGCCAGTTTGGCCAGTTGTGCGGCGGTGTCGGTGGTCTGGGTAGGTTCATCGGCGGTGGTCAGCATATCGAACGCGGCTTGAACGTATGCCGGGGACTTGTCAGACCATTCAAGTTTCGGACGCTTGGCGGCCAGAGCGGTACGCATGATCTCCACAGTGTCCATGCTCTCGCACTTGAACGAGTCACCCACGACACGCTTGGCGGCAGCGGTTACTGTGGCAATGGCGGCCACACGTTCAGCGATGGCAGAGTCGCACGACTTGGATTTCTCCGCTTCGAGTTCTTCTTCCATTGCTTCCTTTTCCGCTTCGGCTTTGTCGGCCTTGGCTTCGGCGTCGGTGGCGCGCTGGGTCAATCGGTCAAACGCATCGGCAACCACCTGTGCGTTCGCGGGATCAGCAACGTCAATCTTCCGCCCCGTATCGTTCGTAATCATCACAGGCATGTGATTGCCTCCTTGTGAGTGGTCAAAAATTCGGGCGTTGTTGCCCGCTCTTGCTCTATCCACCAACGCGACATGGTTCACCTTAATGTCACGCTGGACGAATTCGTATGGTGTGCCGTCCGGTGCGATACCGGGCACATTGTCATAAACCGCCGTGTACCCGGCAGACAGTTCACATTTACCCCGACTGATTGCATCGATGGCGCGTTGGTCCTTAACGACCAGATCGCACACGGTAAATTCACCGTCACGACGTGCAACACCACGAACAACACCGACGGACGTTTTCGAGTAGTTTTTACTGTTAACGAGTGCGTCAGGATGTTCTATTGTGATGTCAGACCCGTCAAATGATGACAGCGATTCATCTTTGAACACTTCATCTTCGGGTCGGTACACGTTGACGATGCGATTCGGATCGCCGTCGAGATTCAATTCACGGGCCAGGTATTGTTGGATACCGGTACGGGAGACACGACCAGGGACGCACAAAAAACCCTCGTCGGTAAACACCCGAGAGGATTGAACGGCGTAACTTGCGCGGTCGTTAACGGTGATAATCATTGCAAAGCCTTGATAGGGGCATTGCCAACTATGATAGCTGTTTGATAAGAGGTGTGCAACGTGGCAGAGAGCGAGCGAAGCGACCAACGGTGCGGACGGATCGCGATGAACTGTTGCCCGACCGGGCGTTGTCGTCACCGTTGCGGGAGCGCGAGAGGGTGACGGTGCGTGACGTTGAATTGACGAATAAGGATTTGGGGACATGACCTAGCGATACACCCCTTTCACCGTCTTACCTTCGCGCCGGTACTTGGCGACCTCTTCATCGCTGACCGGTTGTGCTACACACCGGCACTGGTAGTCAGATCCCGGAATAATCGGCTCGCCCTTGTCACTCAGGGGCGGGTTGTCCCAACGGTAAACCCCTTTCCCATATCTCGTCACTTTCTCCGCGATCTCCTGGTGACGGTCCCGCACCCGCTCGTCCTTACTCGTCACCCACCGGAAATAGCTGTAGCCTGCTGCCTGTTGCCGTTTGCTGGATATTTCCCCGTTCACCTTCGCCGTCTGGTCACGGGCGATCATCTTGGCGCGGCGCTGGGTTATTCCGAACTGTTCTTGCAGGGTGCCCACAATAGCGCTCGGTCGCAATCCAGCTCGCATGTTACCCATGACGATATTGCTCACCTGGGCGAGATACTGTGTCGGGATACTCTCGATGAGTTGCGCGTTTTGCAGTGTGGCCGCTTGCAGGTAGTCGTTGAGCTGCTGATTGCCGGTGTAGACGTCAATCCCGAGCGTCCGTTTCGCCCGACCATCGACCGCTTGAACGAAATCGCCCGCGATGGAGCGGGCGGCAGCCTGGGCGCGTGGGTCGGTCCATTTGGCGAGCAACGAGCGGATCGCCTGGGCGATGATGTCGCCCCATCCGTCAGTGGTGGGTGTGGCGCTGTCCGTCACATACTCCGGCGCGAGACTGCGCACCAACGGGACGATTTGCGCGTCAATGTCGCGTTTGATGGCTCGCACCATGCGCTGCAATTTAGCGTTATATTGAATTCCGGCAATCACCGGACATCTCCGGTAAGTACCGCGACCGCTGTGTCGGCAGGGATGCCCGCAGCTGTCATATCATTAAATGCCGTGATGAACGTCGCACTGTCGAGTGCTGGTGCCTGTGCCTTACCCTGTGACGGCTCGACCTCGGTCGCTTCACCCTCAACGGTTACAGGCTCCTTAAACATGTTTGCGTCTTCCAACTCTTCCAGCTCGTCGATCTGATCCGGGTCGAATTGATACGCTTCGGCGGCTTGCAGGTTACGCTGAACCTGGCTGACTTGGATCACACCGGCGTCGATGTACGCAATGTCGGCATCTGCCTGGGTCTTGCGAGCTGTTGCCTGTTGCGCTGCGTCCAGTTGTTTAAGTGGATTCCACACATAGTTGTAATCGTCCGGCCAATACCCGAGCGCGGAACGAACGAGCACTTCGTCCAACGTGCGCATACCAGGATCGAG